TGTACGTCAGAATCAAAGACGATTTGAGAGCCAGAGGAGTCGCGTTTAGATACTGCAAAATTTCGATAGAAGAATCCGACGTGACCGAAGCCGAATTGGTCGAAACGATGCGCGCGATCAACGATGAAAAACGTAAAGTCGATTGAGTTATTACCACATGTGGTAACGACTCGCGCGGATAAAAATGATTTTACATCTTTGGATCGAGTGAAAAGAAAAATGGCTTCACTTAATGATGTATGTTTCGAGCGAGTCCGTGACACGTTCTACTACGGAATGTTTGGAGAGTTCAAGTTGGTGGTCGACAAGAAAACGGGCTGCTTCAACGCGACTAAACTGTGTAATGAGGGAGGTAAAAAGTTTAGGAACTGGACTTGTTTGGAAAAGTCAAAACGTTTAATGGAATATTTTGACCGCCAGAATTCTGGCGGTCAAACTTATGAAGTCAAAGGTGGTGATAAAAATGAACTAATCTCGAAAACAACTGGACAATACGTGTGTAAGGAACTCATTCTAGATATCGCGTCATGGGTTTCCGTAGAATTCTACGACAAGTGCAATCGAATCATCGTCGACTTTTACGTCGCGGAATACAAAAAGAAACTGGACGATAATCGTGTCGTTATTAAGCAGAAAGATGACAAGATTGACGAATTGATGAAACATCTTAAAGAATCGGATAAGAGACATGCCAATATGATACTCAGATTAGAAGAGTCAAATAAACGACTGGAAGAATCAAATAAACGACTAGGCATCAAACTAGATGATATGGCCGATAAGAACGACGAGTTGTTGGAGAGAAATGAAACTATCGTTGATCAGAATAATCGACTCGAAACGCGAGTCGTCTCGATACAGACCAAGTTAGACGTCGCCGTCGAAGATCGCGCTCCTCAACCCGATCGTATCGAAGCGCGAGAACATTTCATCTTGCTCAAGAGAAACGACGACGACTATCCGTACTATACGATAAGAGCTCAAGAAGTTAACGCTAGAAACGCTCTCAGGCGACAAGAACAACTGTACGACAAAACGACCGTCTTGCTCGATATAGATCTGCAGCCCAATTCTAAAACTTTGTACGTCAGAATCAAAGACGATTTGAGAGCCAGAGGAGTCGCGTTTAGATATTGCAAAATTTCGATAGAAGAGTCCGACGTGACCGAAGCCGAATTGATAGAAGCGATGCGCGCGATCAACGATGAAAAACGTAGAGTATCATAGTTACATTACCACATGTGGTAATGCAATCGACTCGTCCATTCCGCGATCATCGACGCTATCGGTGCAGGATTCACGTCTTCTCGAATTTCAATCAACCAAGACGGTACGTCGTACGATGCGGACAATTCGATTAGATAATTGGTAGTTCCCTGAAAAATACCAATCGAAACGCCACGTTTCGCCAAGAAAGCGGCAAACTTTTCAACTAGATTAGATACGCCCGGATTTTCAATCAATACGACAATCTCGTACTTTTCCCAACCCGAATAGTCGACTGGATACGAATGAATATCGAGATGTAGCGAAACGTCGCCGCTCTCAAATGCGCGGCGAACATTAGCGATATATAGCGTGTCCGCGCACGCTATACGATTCAAATCGCATTTACGTCTATTGACGTTTCCGACCAACGCAATCACGCCGCGTCCCGCCTCGGATATCGCCATCGCGAAATTCAACGCTCCGTAATCGCAATAGTGCATAAGACTAGGTTTGGCTTCGCATACGGCGTGAGGCACAGTTAATAAAACTAGACTCATTTTTATCTCTTTACTTACCAGAGCATTTTTACCCAACTTCTCTATCGAGTAAGTATCCATGGATATAGAGATGATAATCTCGCTAAAATGAATATCGAAGATTATCATCGCGTTTTTAGAAGCGTGAATCCGGAAACGCATAAGCGCGAGTTTGAGGCGGCCTCATTACGCCGACTCGCGATAATTAATAATCTAAAAATAGAGCCATTTCTAACCGAGTCTACTCGAGATTTTATGGTTTCGTTGTTGACGTTTCACTACTGGTCGATATTTGACCCGCGCGACCGATCGCGTACAATATCGAATCTAAATGCGCGTCCGAGCAACTCGACTCGATCAACGCGTATTGCGAGCGTCGAATCTTGGTAGACGCGTTGATTCCCGGAACGCCTATACGAGAAAATTTGATGGCGGAATTGAGAATGGAAAGAACGCGAAATTTACCACAACTTTGCAAGCATCTCGGGACCGTGCGCCGACTCGCGTACATTTTTGAGACGAACTTACTTCCGGATGTAATCGCTAAAACTCGATCAAATAGTCGTATAGTTGTCAGATTGTTCAGCGTCGGATGAGAAGATGGAAAGTTGAATTAGACTCGTAAAATAATGAATTATATCGAGTTTATCGCGCAAAACAACGATGGATCAGGAATGCCAAACGTGTGGCGTCGAGGCGCAATCCCACGAAACTCAAACGTTAAAAATAGATTGCGTCTCACACGAAGTTCAGACTGAACATCAAGATGCGCGCGCGCCAAAAGGTTACTACGTCGTTTGCATGTACGGTGATTCTCACATGAAGACGTGTTACAGATATTTGCTTCAACTGCTTGAACCCGATACGGATATAAATCTCGTACACGAAAATCATCCGAGAGAGAACATTCTAATTGATAGGTCGTTTTCAGTGAATTTTCGAGAATATCATTCCAACTATGTTTGTCATAAACGTAAACTTTTCATAGAGTACGTGTTTGTGCGTACCGTATTTGACACGTACCTTGAATCGCACATGTTGAAACATCACTTGTCTGGATCCTCAATTGACTTGATATTCATAAACAGCGCGTTGTGGGACATTAAAAATCGCGCGGGTCGTATGGAATATGAACGAAGAGTCCATTGTTTTCACGAACACGTGCAAATGTTGACAAAAGAAAAGCGCGGTCTACTCCGCGTAGTCGGTATCATCTTCAACGCGATAGATCCAGCGGTGATCCCCGTAGGTTCGCCGTTTTTCTTGTGCAAAAATTCCATAATTGAAAATTTGGGATCATTTAACAATTCCTTCGCGGCCGTTTTTCAACGGTACGGGTTTCCCACATTTTGCTTAGAACACCACGAAAATATTGCTCTCGCATCCGATGGTATCCATTACAAGTTGCCACACTACATAATGCTGGCAAAAACCTTGGGAAACATTCTCCAACAACGCCAAATTTGATATTCTTTACCACATTAGAAATTTCGACGAGTCCGAATCGCATGTGGATCGAGCCTAAAATGGATTGGGGAAACAGATTGCGAGCGTAGAGACGTCGTCAAAAAAATTGAATTTTCATCACTCGAATCCGCTCAAAAATAATCACGTACACACACACACAAACAATAATGGCTACCATAATCTTTGCGAGCATCTCGGGACCGTGCGCGTCAAAAGATTGCGTGCATTTTGAGGTGTTGGAGACGATATGCGCGAAATACAACGCGACGTTCGACTACGGAACATGCGGTTGCGTAGACCAGATTGCATCGATAGCGGATACCGACGGATTGTTCAGACTCCAAACTAGCGACGTCGACTCGTTCCTAGCCGAATGCGAGGCCAATGGCTATCGTATTAACATAATTGTCAGAACTTAAATTTGGTAATTAATTTACCACTGTTCAGACTACAGACTAGCGGCGTCGACTCGTTCCTAGGTCAATGGTTATCATTGACAATTGTCAGAACGTAATTATTACCACATTTGGTAATAATTTTACACGACAAATCTTGCCACGCGCTCTGAAAAAGCAATATTTTGTAAAACAAATGGAATATTACGAATTGGTCGAAAAATCCGTATCGCAATTGCGCGCAATTGCGAAATCGTACTCTATAAAACCTAGTCGATTATCCAAACACGATCTAGTAATGGCGATAATCTCTCACTCTCGCGCGGACGCGAGTGATTATCGCGCGCAATGTCTGATTAGCGACAATCAGAAATTGATGAATTATTACAAACCGCTTCAACTCGATTGGAAAGGCAAATCCCGTGAAGAAATATGCGATGAATTGACGTGGTTACGAGAAGGAAATCCCGATCCCGTCAATTTTACGCCGTGCGATAGATGGACGCAAATTAAAACTATAGATCCGCGTACGTTGCGTAGAATTACGCCGTCTGGAAAAGTTTACGCCAAGTTGCGGGCGTCTTGCCACGACGAGTACGATGCGGCGAATGCGCTCGATGGTCCAACTTGGCCAGGGACATTTGAGGAAAATAGGATGCGTTATTTAGAATACTACGGTAACTTGTTCCACAAGATCGTTTTCAATAATCGATTAAAGGGTAAAGTCCGCGTAGAATTCACGTCTAGATTCGTCATAACGGGTGGTACGACGGTCGGTATGGGCGCGGGTAAAGTTGTCAAAATAACGATATCGTCTCTCATAATCGACAGTAAAGAAAAATTGCGCGATACGCTAATACACGAACTGTGTCACGCCGCCGTGACGGTAATAGATCACGTGCCAAATGCTAGAGGACACGGCGAAGAATGGCTTAAATGGACGCGTATAGCGCAAGAAGCGTTTCCAACTTTGCCAGAAATAACTCCATTTCACACGTGGGAACCGATACATCCGGGAATGTGCGAAGAATGCGGTAGGCGATATAAAAGACTCGAACAGGTTGGTAAATTATGCATAATGTGCACGCACAACAAAGATACCGAAGTTTACATTAAAGCCAATCCTGATTATCCGTCTCTACCACTAGACGTGTCCTGATAAAGTTTTATACGGATAATCAAAATGACATGGCAACCGATCGTGAATTTATTTTCATCTTTGCGCGCGATCAAACGTAAATACCCGATGATCGCATTGATGAATAGATACTTGGAAAATGCGGATGACGATATAAAAGAACGAGAGGTGGAGTGTTTTAAATCGTGGCTCTCAAAAAATCCAAAAGTGTCTGAGAAAATATTGACTGATTTCAATTACTCGAGTTCCAAACCCGCGATCATCAATTTTTCAAACGTTTTTAAATACGGCGAAAATGGCACAATTGACGCGTTTTGGAAACACGTGCTCGAATTTGAGGCGATTGCGTTTCCAGAGGGACGGGTTGTATCTCCGTTGACTGGGCTCAATCCAATATTCGCGGACGTGCTCGCGAGCGTGACTACCTCGAATCAAAAAGATGTTGGTAAGATTGTAAAGAAAATTCAATCGGGTCTCGCATCCGGTAAATACGCAATGGCGGATTTGACGAGCGCGTTAGATTCGGTCTTGTGCTCTACTCAAGACCCGACGATGCGAAAACGTCTCTCTATGGTTTCGAGTCGCTGTCAATCAAACAAATTTTTCGTATAATCGTTCGCGCATATGAACGGTAGAATCTTAACCAATCTGGTTAAGATTTAGGCATATGTGATTTTTAGGTGGACCCGAAATGAGTCCACTTTTCGACACGCGTGCCATTCGACACGCGTGCCATTCGGAATAAATGAATATTAACCAAAGATATATTACGAAAAAAATGCAACAATTCGAATTCAACGGATCGGTCATCACGACTAGAATAAGTGAAGATGGTCGTCTATATTTTCGTGCAAACGATGTAGTAACGGCTTTAGGATACAAGTCCAAACAGAAACCAATTTTGAAATTCGTTTCTCCCGAATACGTAACGACATTTGGTGAAATGCGCGCAAATCAATTTGACAAATTCGAACGTTTGCATACTAAATATTCAAAAAGAGGGAGTAGAACAATTGTTGATCAAAGGAAGAGCGGTGCGTAACGTAAACATTACGCAATATTTGATTGATACGTTCCAACTAGACGTTAAGCAATTTTGCGAGTCCAAAGAACAAAAATATATAGCTCAGTTGATGAGCGCTTTCCGCCACGAAAAGTACGAGCGACAGTTTTGCGTGGGAAAATTTAGGATAGATTTGTACTTTTACGAGAAAAAGATTGCGGTAGAATGCGACGAACTGGGACACGCCGATAGAGATCAACTTTACGAAAAGGCACGAGAATCGTATTTGAGAGAAAGATTGGGCTGTAAATTGGTCAGATTTAATCCGGACGAGACAAATTTCGATCCGTTCCAAGTCGTTAACGAAATAATTTCGTTAATGTACGCGTAAAAAAAGGAAATCTAACCACTGGACGAATCAATCAAATTTTGGCAGGCGTACAACGGAAAATTGACGGGATAATAGATTATCTCACCATATGTGGTGAGATAATACGATGATTAGATATCACTGATTACGTGGCCTGTTCGGCAAACTTTTTCCATAGTCGTTCTTGTATCAAATTGGGCACACTTGGTCCTTCTGTGGATAGTTTCTCATACGCTCGTACACGTTTTCTATTGACACTTCTTTCTTCGTGTCCAGCGTGCGTGTAGTCTGGACTCGAGCATCCGCACTCTTGATCGGAATCGTCAGTGTCGACGCAACTGTCACGACTCGCCTCATCGAAATTTATAAACGCGTCTACTCGCGTACCAATTTCGGCGTACACTTCTTTCGTCGCTTCTCGTTTTAGTTTGGTCATTATTTCTTCTCGCTTGAACGCGTCGTTTCGTTCAAGGATAGCAATCATTTCCACCTTTGATCTCGCGGTACGCAAATCTCGTCCTCTGCATAAAGCTCGCAGGTTAACACAGCTTAGACTCGAGTAATCCATGTTTTGTATCTCTCAGTATTTGTCGAGCCGATTTTCATTTTCCATAATCTATCCATATGTGGATAGATTATCGGTACCCGAATATCGATTTTAGTTTATCGTAATCCGGTGTCTCATCTCGAGCCAACTTTTTAACGATGGTAAAATATTCCGCCACTCTGGGATCAACGTCTAAAGATTCGAGAAACTCTTTTTTGCGCATCAGAATATTTAATGCGTACACATCATCTTTCCAGGGAAGAACGTCGCCAAACAATTCAATTAGGACGTATCCAAATGACTCGAGATCGGATCGTCGCGTTTGCTTTCCAATCTCGCTCGCGTCGCAACTCATGTAATCGCACGTCCCAGCCGAGCTTGAACCGTTGATTTTGCACGTGAATCCAAAATCGGTCAACGCGACCCTGTTTTCTTTGATTAAAATATTTTCCGGTTTGAGATCGCCGTGTACCAATCCGCACGAGTGCATATGAGCCAACGCGTCAATGATATCGGTCGCAATTTGACACGGTCCAACTTTGTACAATTTATACATCTCCTCGATATTATCGTCAATCTTGTAAAATTTTTCAATTACGAGTTTGTACAGATCAGTCTCGAATTTTTCGACGACGATAAATCTCATCTCATCCTTGGTCTCAAAATCCGTATACGAACCATATCCGTAACACTTTGGAGTAAAGTTGGAATCGCCCAACGCGTCGTATACACGCGCTTCTCCTAGGAAAACGTTGTCATAATCATAGTCTTCTTCAACCTTTATTACGACCGAATCGTTGTTTGCGCAGAGAAACACGCGACCATATGTACCCGCTCCGAGCTGCTTTCCAGCGACGAACACGCTATTGGGCGAAACTTGAAACTGCGTCATTTTTCATTCTCCGTATACATTCGCGGTGTAAAAATTCAACTATAGCGGACAGCCCGATGATAACATATTTACGGTCAACTTGATATCGTCTCCGTACAACGTTTTCCTATCGGCGTGTTCGGCGGCTTTTATAGCGAGTTGTAGTATTCTCAGCAACTTGAGTTCTATATACGTCATCATATTATTTATCGCGTCGTCTGACCATCTAGCGTCTGTTATGTGTGGTTGCGTCGTTTCTCGTATGGCGCGCGAAAACGTTCGTTTTGCAAAGAAATGACATCCCGCTTCGTATATCGGCATGGGTTTGGGTTTGGGAGATTTGGACCTCCTTTTTTTCTTTTTGGGTTTAGGCGAAATATCGGTACATCGTTTAAAATCTCCCGTCACTCCGGGTAATTTGTCTCCATACGCGATAACGACCTGTTCTAAATCGCTCAACTGTATCGTTTTTCGCGGGTCGATAAGCGCGCTTATTCGTTTTATCACATCGTCAATGATAAAGTCGGCAAAAGTCGCCAATGCGGGATACATATCCGCGCTAACGCGTTGCGCTCCAGAATATTTCGCCATGCGATGCGTTGCGGGTTTAAAAAACTCATTTGACGTGAAACTATTATCTCGTAATACTTTACGATGCGGCATAGACGATTTTATCATGTTTTTGTATCTGTAGATTTTTTCCGCAAATGTTTGCCGATATACTTTTGAATTTTAGGGTACGCGATCGTTTCCTCTTCGATGCCCAAAAGCGCTTTCAATGTCTCGTCAACTTTACTAATGCGTTTGTTTGATTGTCTCAGATTATTTTCCTTTACGTAGTTCCAAATAGCCGATGTTATTTCTACGCGAGAGTGAACGCTTTCCGGATCCCATCCGGCAAATGCGGCTATTTCCGGACTAATCGGTAATTTTTTTTCAAACTGAGAACTGCCGTCGGGTTTTTCTGTTTTGGCTGGAGCCTTGATGTGCTTTGAAATTGAGCCAACTTGTTTGAGTAACTTGGACTGTAGTTGAACAGAGATAGAATCGTTTCCCTCAATCATTCCTTTTAGTTTATCGAGCGATTCAGTCACGTTACGTTTTGACATTTTTATCGCTCAAGATAATTATATTTAACAATAAAAATGTCATTCGGTGTACGTTCTTCGTTTGCCAACAAGTTGGCACCTAATATCGCGACGTTAACGGCGTTTCAGTCGCATTACGAAAAGCCAGTTCCATCCGCGCCGCCAGCTCCAATTTCGCAACAGTTAATGTGCGGAAGCGCGTGTCCGTGGTCAACAAAAACGATAGTTTGTTATACGCCAAAACACGCGGAGGATATCGCATCGTGCTCTCTGCACAGAAATGATGATAAACTAGTATTTACAACCGATTTGAACGCGGCAATTGTGCCGGCGGGCGCAATCATAGATTCGATTGAATTTTTTGGCATCGACGATTTTTGCGTTAAAGACACCTTTTCGATCGGACTCGGCCAACTCAATCAAGGCATCTCATTTCCGTTGATTCAAGACTCGGATCCCGATATCGCGAATGAACGAGTCGGTGGATGTAGAGAGTTTACCTCGTACAGGTCAGATGGCAAGAATGAAAAGAATATCGTATTGTGCAATAGCAACATTAACGTGCACTTGAATCAACCGATCATTTCCGGTGGATTGCAAATTATCATTAGATATCATTTCAAACTGATTTAAAACGCGTGCGAGCAAATAAATACCGCATAGAATGTCGCTGGAAACGAGAACCGAGTTTATGGGAGCTAATTGCGATGGCTCGCTTCAGAGCGGTACGATCGCGAGAGCGTTAGTAGCATCACCCGACAAGAAGCTGAGCGTACAAGAGTTTGTAGACTCGAGTGGCTTCAAGATTGACAAGTTGATGTTTAACGAGTTTTGGCAAGTTGTGGCTAAAAACCGAGGTATGCACATGCATACCTCGACTCTTAATTGGTTAGGATATGATGGTGAATATAAAAATCAACGGCAAAACTTTATCACATATCTCAAACGAAATGACATCTCGTACGAACAATTGCGTTCGACGGACGATCGTATCAACGAGTATTCGACCATCGCTGATGAAATGAAAGAGATGCGGCCAGTCGAAATTAGTAAAGCCAAATGGATCGTCATGAACTCGCGCGATTTCAAAAAAGCGATCATGAAGTTATCGACCAAGAAAGGAAACGATATTCGCGAGTACTATCTCAACGTAGAGGAATTGCTTCAAGAGTACGTGGAATACGATAAACGCTTCGAAATACGAAAACGTGAAGAAGAAGCCAAAGTCGTCATCAAGCAAAAAGACGACAAGATTGACGAGTTGTTGAGAAAAGTCGATGACCAAAATAGAAAGATTGATCAATTGCTCGACGACAACGCGAACGCTGCGATCGAGCGCAATACGCTGATCGCTCAAAACAACGACTTGCAACAAGACGTCACCACGATAGGAAGACGATTAGGAGCGGCTTGCGTCGATCGCGCTCCTCGGCCTCTCAATCCGATCAAACGAGAACGCTTCCTGTTTATTCGATGGACCAACCTCAACTACCATAGAACGATACCGAATCCGACTCTGGCCGATAATCATCGCGTCTATAGATACTACGCGATAAGAGGACAAACGCAATACTCGGTTTCGGCTCTGAGAACGCAACGACAGAAAGATCCGGCGTTGGAAGTGATACTGGAACTCGACGTTCAACCAAACACGAAAACGCTGTACAATCGCGTAAAGGAAGAGTTGGAAGAGCGCGGAGTAAGGTATATCGGCAACGCGCTCTCGATTTCAAATTCAACCGTTGACGAAGCCGAGCTCGTAGAGAGACTGAGCGAAATAAACGACGATAAATACAACGTTTAAAATCTAACCAAATTTGGTTAGATTTCATTACGCGCTCTCGCGTTAGACGCACGATACCTCATATTTAGAGCAAGCGGGCGCGTTGTCGGTATTTAAAGATTGATATACCGCTCTCAACACTCGTTGCGATTTCAATGCCAATTCTTGGTTATGCGACGTGAATGAACTGACGGCATTTGATCCGTCAAGAAAGGGTAAACTGATTATGCACGTTTCTACTAGTTTATTGGTAGGAAACGTAAACGTTCTAGAGTTGAATTGATTGGGTCGCCTAAGTCCAGAAACGCACTGAACGGGAGGAAAAGAATAGTTTGGAAAATCGTCGGATAGCATAATTTGACACGTAGTGTCCGCGCATTCTACCGCGTAAACTACGACTCTATTATCCTGACTTGGCGCGTTAAGCGGAGAATATCTAGATCTTCCAGATTGTCGAACGGGAGGCGTGGCATTTACGCACCTGTAAACTCCGGCATCGGCAAACGATACGTTTGTTAGTACAAATGTGGCCACATTGAACGCGTCTCTTTCTCCGACGCATATACGCGGTTCTACCGGTCTATTGTTTGGTGGAATGAACGTATACCCGTTACACTCATTGGTGGGATACACGCACGTCAAGACGATACTCGACGAACCTCTCTCGATCAATTTTGTAGCGGCTTGCGAGACACCCGTTCCGATTATTGCGACAATCAAAAATGTATATAGCATTTTTAATTAACGAGTAAACGCTTATGGAGATTGAGAAAATAGTTGTCAATCAAAATGACATTGAGCTACTCTGGATTGACAAATTACGGTAAAGTTACGCTGCCGTGCGTAGAGTCGTGGAATATGAACACAAACATAACGAGAGATCCGCCTCGATCGATAATGACGAGAAGAAAAATTGACAAAGTGGGAGACACATCGGCATTTGCGGCGACATTGGCGGCGAGTGACGATAGATTTTGCGAAGCCATCAATTATTACGCGCGCGGAGTGAATCCGATGGTCTCCGTTTCGTACGGAGAGGGACAATCTCAGATGAACACTAGCGCAAACGGAGCGGCATTTCTTCCGTATCGCGTAGTAAGAGATGGCGCGTTTCGTCCTCCTATATGGAGACAGGAGGATTTATTGCCGTTATCACGATTACCACGAAATTGGACCACGGTTGATGCTCGTCCGTTTGAAGTCGATTATACTAAACGGTTGTTTGACTGCGGAACGGCAGAAACTACCGATCAAGTTAAAACCAACTTGTTAAAAATTGATTGCGAGACGCGTAAAACTATTGCGGCGTATCCCGAACTTACGGCACCCGTTCCGCGATACATGCTCAAAGATCCATTAGCTCCGGGAACGGAATCGAATCGATCGGCGCAATACGAAATAATTACCGAACGGCCGCCAATCGTGTTGGCGGAAACTCGACCAAATGCGCGTGGAGAGACTAATTTTACCGCGATAAATGAGATTCCCATTCCCATCGCGGACAAACGGTTAGATCGCAATAATCCGTTGACGCATGGCATGACGAATTATATGGGAATCAACGAAACTCCGATATCTATTCACGACGTCAGACTCGCGCGAAACCATCCCATGGCAAAAGCGCAAACTAACTATGCGGGAATCAACGAAACTCCGATATCTATTCACGACGTCAGACTCGCGCGAAACCATCCCATGGCAAAAGCGCAAACTAACTATGCGGCTATAAAAGAAACTCCCAACGTCATGAATAATATACGACTAGATAATAATCACCCCACAACTTCGCGCGATACCAATCCATCCGGATCAATCTTCAACGCGAGTATATCGCAATCTACATTTGATAGATTACCAACTCGAACGGCGCTAGGACAATACGAATCGCGTCCACAATTAGCCGTATTGACAAACGTCGCACCGGAATTGAAACTGGTAAAAGTACGATAATTTATCATACCAAATATGGTATGATACAATCCCTCAATCACAACTCGGTTTCGTACCCCGACTCGTTTCCTTCATCCATATCATCTGAATCATCAAAATGATCCATGTGATCCACAGCAAATTGATCCATATCAACTTGAGACACTTCAGAGTCTGAATCATCCATGTGATCCACAGCAAATTGATCCATATCAACTTGAGACACTTCAGAGTCTGAATCATCCATGTCAACTTCAGAGTCTTCGTCAGACTCGTTCTGGTCATCCATAACAACTACGTCATCATCCGCGTATTGCTGCACAAACGCAAACTCGTATTGTTGCTCCATCGTAAATTCGTCGTTTCACATCGATATTAAATTGATCCGTTCAAGACCCTCAAAATTCAATTTTTTTCCGAGACGCGTCTACGGAAACGATGTCATCATTACATCGCCTCCAGCCGAAATTGTCGCGGCAGTGTTGTGGTTTGACATGTTCATTCTCGAAAACGCGTTGACGCCTCCCATCGGCATCATGTCAACTCCGCCTATCGTAGTTTCGCCACCACCGCTCGAATTGTAAATAAGACTAGCGAGTTGATGATTAGTTTCGTTGTTGACTCCCGCCAACACGTTCATCGCTCCTGCTTGTAGATCGATATTCGGATGAACGCTGGGTACGAACCAGTTGCCACTATTTGGCACGATGGGCAAATCGCCGCGGATAGGATCACCCATCGCTCGCAATCGGGACCGTCTATTCGCGTAAATAAATCTGTCGTATATTATCGGTTGTTTCATTTCTCCGTCCGCGTTTAGAAACGATCCGAAATTGCCAGCGTTTTGATCATCAGATACGTAGTCTGCGGGCATAAGCGATGCAACGGCGCGCTTGTAGTTTCCGTTGGCGTAAGCGCTAGGATTATGCGGATCGATCATGACGCGTTGCGCTTCAAATTCTCGATTTGTGCCTGGAACGTTCATCGACGAGTATGGAGCAACGAAATCGCTCCCGCATTGACCTCCGGCAGCTGCTCTGGCCAATAGCGCGTTATCTTGAGAATTTGACGTGATACCGGGATTGAACCCTTCGACTATTGTAGCATTGTTACTGTACGCGCCCAACGGTCCGCATCCGTTTAATCCGTAATTGGGGCCCGAATTGGCCGCGTAAAAACTGCCTCCAAAATCACCGCCTAGCGGATCGGCTGGAACGCCCGACATGCCGTAATCGGGTAATTGCGTTCGAAGATACGGACCATAGTTTACGTTTGAAAAACGTGGACTTAGTATTCCTTGAAACTCTGGAGTTTGATAAAAATCGGGACCCCCGTTAGCGTTTGGCTCTTCAAATACGCGTTCAACTTTCCATTTTCGATCCGGAATATTCCAAAAACCCTCCGACTTGTTTGACAATAAATACACCGCGGCAATCACACTTGCGACCACTATCGCCATAACGATTTTTGTACTTGGCATTTTAGTCCAGAAGCAATTTTTTTCGATTATCGTATGATAAAATGACTCAAGACGTTACGATACGACGATATCGCCCTATGGAAAAGGCGTTTGCGGGAGAAGACGTTACGATGCGTACCGATTCGAGACGATATCGCCCTATGGAAAAGGCGTTTGCGGGAGAAGACGTTACGATGCGTACCGATTCGAGACGATATCGCCCGTTTGCGGGAGATAATCCACCACTTTTATCTCCGTTGCGTCAAATTCCTCTACCACCGGTGCGGCGTGGTCCGATAGCGGAGCGTTTAATACAAGCGGGTAAAACTAAATTACCGCCAATACCATCACGAAGACCATCTCCGGTTCCACAAAGACCACCATCTCCAGTACCACCACGAAGACCACCATCTCCAGTACCACCATCTCCGGTTCCACAAAGACCACCATCTCCAGTACCACCACAAAGACCACCATCTCCGAAACCGTTACCGCACCGGAACAATTGGTTTGACAATCGATTGGCGATTGCGCGTCAAATTAATCGAACGTTAGAGCTAGTACCTACCGCTCAATGGGATATATGCGTTTCGGGAAACAAGACAAATTTTGTCGCCAACTTGAAAAACGTCAAATTAATCGGACAAGGAACGTTCGGCACGGTATATCTCGCGTCGTTGAATAATTTCAAGATTGTAATCAAAGAGGCCTTACTCGAGCCAGATGAAGAAAAATTAGCTAGACAAACTGTGGGTACGAAAAAATGGGGCGAAATAAACAGGATATCGTATCCACACGAATATCGTTTGTTGGCTCTAGTCAACGATCTATTGTACGCGCGCAAATGTCCAAATTATATAATCTCGTATAGTTTGGCGTTGTGCGCGGGATGTCAACTACCACGACAACCAAAGTCTACCTGTTACGTTTCAATAATAGAGCCAGCGGATGGTGACTTGCAAAAGATGGCGGATAAACACGGTATGCTGTCTGATAATATAGTTATCAGTATATTGTTGCAATTATTAATCGCTTTGCACACCGTTCAGATAATGTACGGCATGTATCATCGAGATATCAAGACGATCAATATTTTGGTCTCTAAAATTCCAGCGGGCGGACATTTCGAATACGTAATTGGCGGCAAATCGTATTTAATTGAAAACACGGGTTGGATCGTTTATCTGGCCGATTTCGGTGTAGCCAACTTGTTTTCTCCCGCGTTCACCGATTCGCAACAATACGGATATCGCAATGCCGAAGTGATACGCGATCCGAAAAACGGTCAAGTATATTTCAGTCCGATAGTTTGCAAGTACGGGACATCGTACGATACGGGTGTCGTACGACTCGCCAAATCGAAATATTTACCGTGGAACGGAACCGAAAATTTCTTTACGAAATTGGATATCGTACCGGATAGAACGATAAATTTGATGGACACTCGGCGATTCCCACCGTTTGAATTTTTCAACGACATACAAGACGTTATTCGTATGTTTACGGGCGGTCAACGTACTACGATCAGAGGATTGCACGCGCAAGTAAATATAAGCGCTACTATGCGTGATAAAATTCGCAGAACGTGTTACATTTCGAGTTTTCCGTATAAAACTCACGGTACAGTCAAGTATATTCTCGCGGAAGAAATGATTGCGGCTATTTACACGCTAATGGATAAACCCGTCACGATTTTAGATACATTTTACGTATCGTAAAAGACGCGGCAAATAAAATGACGCTGCAAGATAGATTGGTTGATTTGGCAGATGAACTACTGAACCTATTTGAAGACGGAAATAAACTCGTATATAAACGACTGATATCGTTACGTCACACGATCCGCAACAAACTATCCGCGCTTGAAATTTACGACGGTTTGCATCAGTTTTATCTAGAAAATTCCGCTAGTTTAGAGACAAAAGATATCGGAGCGTTTAAACGCACGCAATACGCGGACGATATCGATTTGATATGGTCCGAACTGTCCGGTTCAAACAGAGCTTTGGTATGGAAATGGGTAGACGCGATAATACGAGATACACTCGCGTAGCGACACTCGCGTAGCGACACTCGCGTAGACAATCGCGTAGTTATAAAAATGTCTGATGAATGTTTACAATGGCAAACGAATCCCGGGCGAAATCCGCGCACGAATCGCAAAATATTGATCAACGGTCCAACCTTTAAAAATCTAGAGAAAGAGTGTCGTCTCGCACCCGGAACGCGATCGCGATTGGTGAAATATTACGCGACTTTATTTAACGTTCGAATATTTAACGGGTTATTTACCGATAATTTAATAGTAAAATTTCAAACCGAGCCGACACGTAAAACGCGGTCGCCTAAATGCGTAATTTATCTATCTCGCTCGCTCCAAGGCGACCAGTTGGGCGCCGCGATATTACGCGAAATGTGCGCGTGCGCGGCAAAGATATCAAACGATGACGATATCGCGTGGCAAAAATGGGCGATAAAAGCCGACACGCAATTTCCCGGGATGGTCAGAAAATGCTACGACGCGTCGGCGCTCGGTGAATGCGATGACTGCGATAAAGGTTTCGTTTACAGCGTAGGAGACGGAGATACCGGTCAGCTGGGATTGGGACCGGACATTTTCGAGCGAAAGAAACCGAGTCTATCATTTTCGGATAGCGATTGCGTTCAAGTCTGCGCCGGTGGTTTACATAGCGTATGTCTCACATCGCACGGACGCGTATACACGTTTGGTTGTAATGACGCCGGCGCGTTGGGTCGCGTAACGGAAGAAGAGTCAATTCCGGGTATGGTAAGTATCTCTAAATTTATAATCCAAGTGAGCGCCGGAGATAGCCATACAGCGGCGCTAGCGTCCGACGGTACTCTATTCGCGTGGGGCTCGTTTCGCGATTCAAACGGTGTGATAGGTCATGTACGACACGAGCCCGTTTTGTTGATGGTTCAAATTGTCAAAGTAGCGAGCGGTACGGATCATCTAGTGTGTTTGAGTATAGATGGTCGCGTTTACACTATGGGTTCAGCGGAACAAGGTCAATTGGGACGTCCGTTTCAAAAAGGACCGCTCGGATTAAAATATATATTGAGACCGGAATTGGTCTCATTTCGCGATGCGATCATCGACGTGTGGACGGGACAGTACTCTACTTTTGCGAAATCTAAATCGGGCCACGTGTACGCGTGGGGGCTAAATAATTATAACCAATTGGGATTTACCGATAATAAATCTAGATTTACACCGGTCAAATCTTACTCGTTTAATCGATACGATATCGATTGGAAACGTATATCGGGTGGCCAACATCACGTACTAGCCTTGTCGGCGGATGGACGCGTTTATTCGTTGGGTCGATCTCATTACGGTCGATTGGGAGTGGGGCCGATTGAAGAAGATGCGCAACCAAATTTGAGACGCGTAAAGTTGCCCGGTAAATGCGTCGACATTTCAGCGGGTACAGCCGCGTCATTCGCTGTTACGGAAACTGGTCAATTATACGCGTGGGGTATCGCTAGCGCTGAAATTGGATCAAACGATGACGTGTACGAACCGAAACGCGTCGAATTGACGAGTAAAAAATGCATTAGAGTATCAACCGGAGGACAACACGCGCTGATATTAGCGTGCGCGGCGAAAAATATTTGAATAGTTTCGGTAGGATTCGTCAGATTTCTAAATATGGCTGACACAACGCTATTATTTAATGGTACAAAGATTTGCGTGTTGGGAGTGGCGTATGATACGTATTTCAGACTGGATGAAATATCAACGGCTGTAGGACACTGTCCAAAAAATGTGCTCAACCTCGTAAACGGTTGTAGCGTATTTAACGGCTCGGAATTATCGTTGAAATATCCCACCGAATGTTCTAAATCGACATTTTTGGACACGTTTGGAGTCGTCGAACTTTGCGTCAAATTGGACAACTTGGCATTACGTCGAACGTTACAACGGTGGTTAATCAATCAAAGTAAACTCGCTATGCAAACTGCTTTAGACGTGATTGAAAATTACAAATCTGGACCTCCTCTTGATAGCGAAGAAGAGCACTTTTACGAAGAAATTCGCGACGAATTTACAGACGAATGGCTCGCCTCCCAACACGTTACTCGTAGACGCAGACCGTAGAGGCTCATAAATCTAACCAAATGTGGTTAGATTTACGCGAATGACGTCGCCAGTCGCTTTGATTTGATTATTGGTGACAAATTGGTCGCGTCAAATTGCCAGTTGGTGTCTCGCCGCCCGTATCACGTCTAATGGTATCGACTCAAACTCTTCGTGTACGTCGAGTATCGAGCGTAGAAACTGCGTCACGTTTTCCTCCGTCAAGTTGGTCACCAGGCTCGCTCGACCTAACCGATCGTCGGCAATGTCTTGCCTTATCTTGCGCCTCACTTCGGTCATTCTATCTTGCGCTCCAACTAGCGGTAAATCGAGAACGATAGTGGCGTCAGGATTTTCGCCAATGACTCGCGTCACGCTTCTGTTTTGACCTCGAGCTATTCTGTACTGACGACGTCCCAACGATAAGACGACGAACCGACCTTTCAAAGCGGTTTCTACGGGCGCTTTGACGAGATTGGACGCGATAGGTCTCAATACGTCGACGAGTTTTTCGGGTAGCGTTTCGTTGTGGTCCTCGACAGTTTCGGTAAGATGAGTTAGTTGAGTGTTGGTGTCTTCCGCATTCCGATACGAAAAAGTCAACTATGATACGACTGCACTTGTCGTAAAATTCAACCGATATCCATGACGCGATATCGAGCAAAAGTTCTTTACATACATATTGGCCTGTAGTTTTCGCTACTAGTGCGTCCTTGTTGCAACCCTTCACTTCATAGGCCCTCAGATCTGAGGGCCTATTTTCATAGTACGCCATAAGTCGTTTCGATTTTTCAAGTCTCGTCCAGTTGTAAAATTCCTTTCCGCCATCAGCGCACAACTTGGTCGCGTTGAAGCAGCCCGTTGACTTGTCGACCACCAACTTGAACTCTCCAAACATTCCGTAGTAGAACGTGTCTCTGATTCGCTCGAAACATACATCGTTGAGTGAAGCCATTTTTTCTTCAATCTATCCAGAGCCGTAAAATCATTTTTATCTCACCACATATGGTGAGATAATTCGTTTTACTGCACGGAATATGGCGGTGGTGGCGGACTCGCAGCACGATGCTCCACGGTGACCTGAATATCTACCGTATTGATTGGACCCATTTGTATCGGCGGTTGCGGGAGTGGCATTGCGATGTAATACTTTCTACAACTCTCCATGGAAGAAATTTTAAAGCGAATAAATTGCGCGTGCATCATGCAAAATACGACCAATATAGTTTCATTGCGATCGCATATTAACGCTCTCATTCGAAAAACATCAAATACTAGACAAGCGAGTATGAACGTGTATAGAATGATATCGAGTAATTGTCCGCACCAAAATGCGAATAGTAGCCATACGCGTTTTAGCGCAACTCCGCACATCATACCGCACGTAAATAAGATGCACGCGCATGCAGAGGCGAGCGCGGCTTCGCGTACGAGCACTGCAGTGCTCGTGCTCGTTAATCCGTACCAAATAAACGTCACACCATTTATCAACACGTTGAGACCTCCGATCATTATCATGTTTGGCGCCATTTTTATGAATCTAGTACGCAGATTTTCAATATTCATCTGCAAAACCGAGATTGGCTCTTCATAGCGGACACGATTTCTTGATCAACTCGGTATTTTCACCCACTTTAAGTAATGTAAGTATATCATCAATAGTCATTTTACTTACCATCTTGGTTACGGGTCCGGTCGCAATTTCGCGCAACACTCGGTTCTTGTCGGCATGTTTATCGAATAAACCCTTTTCGATCCCGGTATTTGACGTGAAAAAATACACAAACACGCGATGCAACTGTCCTCGTCTCAATATTCTGGCAATCGCCTGTTGAACCACTGCATCATTCCACCAAATGTCGACGAGTAACGCTACGTGAGCGTATTGTAAATTGAGGCCTTCCGCTCCCATCGCATACGTCAACAACAATATTCCGGATTGAGAGGCTTGAAAGTTTTGAAATAACGTTCCTCGTTGAGACGATGTCAGTTTTGAATCCAACACAAAGCACTCGCGATCTCGCGAGATTATTTCCTCGATGGCGACAATACTAGATTTGAAACAATTGAATATGACAATTTTCTCGTTAGGATGTTGATCCACGACCGAAATTACGCTAGCGATACGCGAAGACGGCTTCGTTTGCCATCGCTTACGTTGATTGAGTTGTACGATAATATTCTTCACTTGCGGATATATACCGTGATTACGCGCATATTTCGTCATATTTGTGAATGCTAAAAACGGAGTCACCAAAAACTGTCGTACAAACATTATCGTTGGCAGCGAGTAACCGCTTACAGAATTATATTTAGCGACTTGAATAACGTTGCGACACAACTTGTACACGAGTTGTTCTTCGGGAGATAACGCGTGCGATTTCACGATACATTCGACCGATGGTATCGCGAAATCAACGGTAGCGCGCGTTCGAATGACTCTGGATTCATTCAAACCTTGAAATCCACGCGATGTGACTCGAGATTTTAATTTAGCAACCGTATCCGGCAAATTTTTCTCACCGATCAACGCGTAGTAGCCGAAAACGCGTTTCATTTGCGGTTCGTTTAACGGTGTGCCGGATAACCCCCATCTGTGAATAGCGTATATCGCCGCCATACTCTGACACTTGATCGTATCGATAGAAGTGTACGATTGAATCTCGTCGATTATGATACATTTCCACCTCGTAGAATAAAGAAAATTTCCAACCTTTTTATTTGGGACAGCGATTGGTCTCCGAGGCGATTCGTACACGCGATCACTAGTCTCAAACTTGTCTTGTAGTTCCAATTTTTTAAAACACAAACTGGTAACATCCGGTGTCGTAAGTACCACGCGCGTTGTCGGTTGAAAAGACTCGTATTCACGCTTTGATAAATATTCCTTGTGAAATATTTCGTACGGTAAAGCGTCGCCGTAAAATTTGTCAATTTCCGCTACCCAACTTTGAATCAAAGTTTTAGCCGCGATTATCAACGTTTTACCCGTTCCCGAAAAACTTTGAGATAACGTCAGCGCGATCAACGTTTTACCCGTTCCCATCGGCACCACCAAACACCCGCTTCCCTTGTCCAAACAATCTTTGACGATAGTCTTTTGATATTTCGTAAGAACGTCCATTTTTGAACTCGGAAACATAAATTATACCAAATTTGGTATAATTTACGGCTTACGACGCGCAAACTTGTTGATTTTCTGCACGCTCGGTTCCGTTGGTGCGGGTGCGCTTTCCTCGTCATCCGATATAGCAAACACGGATTTCACAATCGGTTTTTTAACCACTGGTAACAGTCTGCGGTGTTGTTGAGTAATCTCTATGACTTGGACCTCGTTAACTTTACACTGAATGCTCGGTTTCGCGCCAATGTATATATCTTTAACTTGAATCGCCGCGCATACTTTACATCGCTTTCCGATCAGTGTCATCGGATCAATGTCCGTTTCTTCGTCCGTTTTTTCATTGTATTCGCGGAACATTGTAGAAATTTTGGGTGGGTTCGCGGGATTGCGACTTTTTTCAAACGCCGTTAGTAGTTTCGGATACATCGTAGGGGGAGCTCCGACAACGGGCTCGCCCCCGTCTTTTTTGCGCCAGAAAATATCCATCTCTTCCGCGAACGCATCCATCCTTTTGCCAACAGCTTTTCTAGTCGTTTCAAGCTTCAAATGTTCTTTGCATTTCTCCAAAATCGATTCAAACACTTTGATGATGTTATCGTCACTCATTATCAGAGGCAACGAATACGAATCGGCTGGTTTATCAACGGCGGCGGCCGCTCCCGTATTTTGTTGGCGATTTTCTTGTACACCCCATGACATGAGTTCTGGAGTCGCAATGTACAAGTCCATCTTTCTACCAGTCTTAACACCCGTTTCATCTTCCTCTTCGTATTTGATTGGGATACGTTGATATTTCAAATCGCCAAATGCAACTTTCTTGACATCTTCGAATATAATGTTTTCAGCTTTGAATGTTTCGTACGTAAGAGCCATCGCGTTTTAAATGTTTGACAATTTTTTTAAGGAAATTCAAATTTTGCCGTCTAAAAATGACGACGATTAAATTGCGAGAATTAAACTTGGATCAAATTCGACCAAATGAAGAAAGTATACGTACGAGTATGGGCGGGTCCAAAATTACGATAATTGGCAAACCCGGCTCTGGTAAGTCTGTATTGATTAAAGCCATCTTGAATGCAAAGAAACACTTGATACCGGTAGGCACCGTGATTTCAGGCACGGAAGATACAAACAAATTTTACTCTCGCATGTTTCCAGTGTTGTTCATCTACGAAAAATTTAAACTGTCTATCGTCGAAGCCGTTCAACGGCGTCAGAAAATAGCAAAAGATAACTTGCCCAATTCTTGGGCTGTACTCGTCATGGACGACTGTATGGACGATGTCAAAGTTTTCAACGATCCGATCATGGTTGGTTTAATGAAAAATTCGCGTCATTGGAACCTCTTGTCAATTTTTTCAAATCAGTACGTATTTGACTTTAAACCGGTGATTAGATCAAATATAGACGGGGTGTTTATTTTCCGCGAACCGAATCAATCAAATCGAGAGAAAATTTACAAAAACTTTGCGAGTATAATTCCAACGTACAAGTTGTTTTGTCAAATTATGGACGCGATAACGGGCGAAAATACGTGTATTTATATCGACAATCAAACGACGAGTAACGATTGGAAAGAGTGCGTGTACTATTACAAGGCGCCACTCGTTTCCGAATTTTCATTCGGGTGCGACGAGTACTGGCAATTTTCGGACGACCGACAAAAAAATTGATATTCTTAACGATTGTATAAGATAAATAAAACATGGCTCTAACCGATCAATCGTGCGCAATGTCAAGATTAGCAACGTTAATTAAACAAACGAGAACGAATGACTCGATGCATACGCACGTGTTGCTCGGATCTCCGTTTGGGAAAATTAACGTGGGAAATGCGAGACTATTGGAATTTTGGGATGCGTACACGGAGTGTGCCAATTTTACGAATCCAATTTATTTAGCCGAGAAACCACTAACGGAATTGCCGGTATTGGTAGATATCGATTTGAAAACACGCTTACCATCAAACGGCGTATTGCCTGAGCATATCTACACCGAGGACCAAATCAAACGAGTGGTTGAAGCGTATCAATCCGCTTTGAAAAATGACGTGCTAGAATGCGCGAAACCAGAAGCATTAACGTGCGTCTTGCTCGAAAAAAAGCCATACGTCATCGAACTAAACGGGATCAAGTACATTAAAAACGGATTTCATCTTCATTTTCCGAAATGCTTCATCAACGTAAACATTCAAGAAGCGTACATTATCCCGATCGTTAGGAAAAAACTGCTGGGTTTATTCGACGAGTTGTACACGGTAGATTCGTCAACGTCAAACATTCACTACAACTTTATCGATGGTGGATCAATCAAGGTGCACTGGCTCATGTACGGATCAAAAAAACCAAATAATCATCCGTATATCGCTACCAAATGTTATCTCGATGGAGTCGTCGAAGCGTCGTTTGAAGACGCGTTGAGCGATTACGTGTTGCCGAGATTGGTGGGTCAACCGCAACGCGTCAAATGTAAGGGTAACGTCGTCAATCTGCTCTATCGTATACTGTCGACGCGCTTGCACGGCAGAGAGGGTATTTACTACTACAAGGCAAAACCTAGCGTAGACACACCGATAATCTACGAATGCGCTCAATTGAAAACGAAAAGAACAATTTACGCGCAAAAGACCGTTACCGAAACGCTCAACGAAGTTGAAGCGTTAATGCCGTTGATTAACGATAGTCGCGCGGACGATAGAAGCGACTGGTTGGCGATTGGATTTTGTCTCTGGAATATCACATCCGGAGATGATGACGGACTGTCTGTGTGGCTGGAATTTTCAGAGCGATCTGAAAAATTCAACGAAGCGGAATGTATATGTATTTGGATGAGTATGCGAGAAAATAATTACACGTTGGGAACTTTGAAATATTACGCGAAAAACGACAGTCCCGACGAGTACGACGTTTTGTCGAAACGACACGGCGCCAAATTGATCAATTCCGCGGTCGACGGTGGACACAACGACATGGCAAAAATCTTGTACAACGAATACGGCAACGAGTTTGTATATTCGACCAGCAATGACGCGTGGTATCGATTCCGCAATCACATTTGGAAAAAATCGAAAAAGGCGTGTTTCGATTTGAGCGAGCGCATTTCCGATGATAACGGAGCCATCATTTGTCACTTTGCCCAACACGTGCGTGAAGCGAGAGAAGCAAAGAAACGCCTTGCGGCGGAGAAATCGGTTCGACAGATGGACGCGGATGAAAAGGCGCACTATGACAAATTGGAAGCCAAAATTAGCACAATCACAAAACTCATAAAACTGTGCAAAGTTACCAACTTTAAAAGTTCGGTAATGAAAGAATGCGCCGAGGTATTTAGAAACGACGAGTTTGCCGAAAAATTAAATTGCGATCCGTATCTAGTGGCGTTTAAAAACGGCGTTTACGATTTTAAAAACGACTGTTTCAGAGAAGGCAAACCCGAAGACTATCTATCGGTCAAAGTGTCGATAGAATACAAAGATTACGGTTCGATCGACCATCCGGACGTGATGGACATTTCCGCTTTCTTTAGAAAAGTGTTACCGGATGATCAAGTCAGAGAGTATTTTTTCGATCAAGTATGTCAATTGTTTGTCGGTGGAAACGAAGACAAGGTGATTTTGATGTGGACTGGTACCGGAGATAACGGCAAAACTATAACTCAGCGTCTGTTTGAAAAGATGCTAGGGCCGTTAGCCGTCAAGATTAGCACTTCGCTAATCACGGGAAAGAAACAAAAATTGGGCCAAGCGGCACCAGAGATGGCACGAACCGGCAATGGAGTCAGATGGGTGGTGATGGATGAACCAAACCAAGACGAGCAGATTACTACAGGATTACTAAAGTCAATCACGGGAAACGACTCGTATTTCGCGCGAGACTTGTATCAAGGCGGAAGTGACACGAGAGAGATTATTCCGTTGTACAAGATACACATGCTTTGCAATAAATTGCCGAGCATCAGTAATCCGGATGAAGCGTTTTGGGAGAGAATCAGGGTCATACCGTTTGAATCCAAATTTGTGGCGGAAAGTAAGTGTCCGGAAAGTTACGAAGAGCAGATGGCTAAAAAATTGTTCCCAAAAGACACTAAGTTTACGAGTAAACTAGACAATATGTTACAACCGTTGGCGTGGTTTTTGATTAGTAGATGGCGAAGTCTAAACAAGACTGAAAGAATTGAACCAAGCAAGGTAAAGATTGCGACAAACGCGTACAGAGAAGCGAATGACAATGACGTTTACCGCGATTTCATCGACGAGTTTATCGTTGCCGATGTCAATTGTAACGTAAATGTCGACGTTTTATACGAAAAATTTAAAGACTGGTATCGCTCGAGCAATTTCAGACAACAGATTCCAACGAAAAAAATTGCAACGATCGAGTTTAGTACTCGATTCAATTCGCGCCCGGCTAAAAAATGTTGGATCGGATGGACCTGGCAAACGGATTATTAGGCGTTTGTAGATATCGTTACCAAATTTGGTAATGATATTATCGCGCATCTAGTCTACCGTAAACACGATCATCGACAGCCCATCGATGATATCGAAATGTATATCGTTTATTCTATAATTCGTGAGATTGCATACGTTGAATTGCCAAATCAAATCGTTGACCATGTCTAGTCCGAATCGCATTGCATGGCTTCCAGCTTTTAATTCCACCGCAAATGCGTTCCCAAACGGCAAGTCGAAATTGGGACGCTTTTCCAAAACGACCTTGTTCGTTTCGGCGCAAAGTTCTTTTTCAGTCTCGTCTTTCATGTACACGACGTCGTACTCTTCTTCGTCCAGCACGAATACGAAATCGGGATAGATTGGTATATCCGATTCCAAACGCATCACGATCCAATCCACACTCGATAGCGCAGAGTTGAATGCGTGAGTTGATGCCATGGTTTATTATCGTTCTCTTATCGCGTCGGGTTTTCATTTTTTTTATTGGTCCAATCAACAACCTCCTCTCAATCTCAACACCAAATGCAGCGTGGATTCTTTCTGTATATTGTAATCCGCGAGTAATCGCTCATCTTCGAGTTGTTTTCCGGCAAAGATTAGTCGTTGTTGATCCGGGGGGATGCCTTCCTTGTCTTGTATTTTCGCTTTCACGTTAGCGATTGAATCGCTAGGCTCCACTTCTAAAGTTATCGTTTTACCGGTTAGAGTCTTGACGAATATTTGCATTGTTTTTAATTCTCTTTCAAATATTTATGCGGAATTCAAAATCTTACCAAATATGTAAGATTTTAATCGATCGGTTGGAAGGAATAATAAAAGTCATCTAACCAGTCTTCGTTTGACGAGTCTTCGTTTGACGAGTCTTCGTTTGACGAGTCTTCGTCGGCAGACTCTGCGGATTGCCTAGTTCGACAAATTGGACATGTGGATTTCGATACGAGCCATATAGACATACACGCGTCGTGAAAAGTGTGACAACAATTCGTTACGACGACCCTATCAATTAGCTCTTCTAGACATATGGGACACTCCATCTTTACATTCTCTTATTGATTTCGAGATTGGTTTTCATTTTTGCGCCGCAATGATTTTCATCAGCTCATCCTTGACATCATCGTCAAATTTTATCACGGCGTTATCTACGCAAAATTTAACTGTATCATAAACCGCAGTTTTCCACTCGTCGAGTTTTGTCAATTTATATAGCAATATCATCGCTCTAAACGACGTGTTATTGTACACCGTAACGCGTTCTACCGATGGTTTAGCGCGCAATATCGAACCAAAATGTCGAGTTAAATAAATTTCATCGTTTGCGTCGGTTTCGGTAAACATTTTTATATATTTCGTTTAATTCTTATCCAAACGAAAACCATTAAATACATCGTTACGATCAATAAATGAGCAAGATTGTTTCCATGAACGATATATTTAATCGCGTGTTTGACGAACGAAGCGTAAGAATTGTGTTGGTCGAAACGAGAGACGAAAATGGTGATGCCATGGTTTTGCGGTAGAGACGTGTGCGAAATTTTAGGATATGCCAACTATAGGAATGCTTTAGCTGAACATATAGAATCTGATTGCAAACACCAATTAGGTATGTTATTAGAGGTCGTACTTTTAAAAAGTACAACCAATGACGTTAGGAAAATTGGTCGTAGGTGTTGCGCCTACGACCAACTTGACTTATAATGACCAGAAAGCAACGTACATTAACGAAGAAGGCCTTATGGGATTATTGTTTGCGTGTAAATTGCCGGTGGGCAAACGGTTCCGAAAATGGGTATTGAAGGAAGTACTACCTTCGATAAGAAAAACGGGTAAATACGAACTCAAAAACCAGTTGGAATCGAGCAAGTCTCAACTCGCGATAAAAGAGACGGAATTAGAAGTAGCGCGTAAAAGAGCTGACGAAGCGGAATTACAAAAGAAGGTAGCAGAATTGCGCGCTGTAACTCTGCATCGTCTTCAGGTGGCGTACCAAGAGCGAACTCGATCGCAAGTTTTCTACATTTGCACATCGGAATTGATGGGGCGCGATAACGAATTCAAGATTGGAGGCGTTGAGAATCGATCATTTCTCAAAAAGCGTTTGGCCATGTACAATACCGGTAATTCCGGAGTACACCCGGAATTACGCAATTTCTTTATCCATTTCGTCGAAGTTTCCAACTACAAACAGATGGAGTCTCGAATGAAGGAACTGCTCGCGCCGTTCAGATCGAAGCGTAATCCAAACAGCGAAAACTTTAATCTTCATTTTGATATACTACGGCCTCTAACCGAACTCGTTGCAGACAACTACAACGAGGAAATTGAACGATTAAACGAGTTTGTGAAAGCGCTGCTGGAGACGTTTACTCTAAATTATGTCGATCCAGTGCGCCTTATCGAACTCGATCCCGACAATATCCCAGCGCACTTTAACATTACTATTACAAAGCGCGAATTTGGAACAATGGAAACTCGAAAAATAAAAGCGTCGGAATTGACGGACGAAGAATTGAAAACGGTAATAGCTCAAATAATTGAAACGTTTGAACAACAAACTATCAAACGAGCTGACATTGAAAAAGCTATGGGAAACACGTTTGTAATCGAGTCAAATAAACGACGCATTTGGGACGTATCTAAAGCGATTATCGCCGACATGGGCAAAATATCAAAATATTAAAAAAATCTTGTATGAAAAAATGTCTCGACGAATATCTCGTAAACCGGAAGATATGTTGATCGCTATGATGGAAGAAGCAACGATATCATCTCGTAGGCGAGCTCGTTCACGTTCACGATCGAGATCGAGATCGAGATCACCCATGCGTCGTCCAACAGTTATGACGGATGCCGAAATAATTAGAATGCTAGAAAAATCTCGTATCAACGACCGTACATCGCGTTCGAAATGCTCGATGGGTAAGTGTCGTAATCCGTTTTAACTTGTATTACCAAATGTGGTAATGCAAGAGTGTTTATTCGATTTGACTGGGCAAATCGGCCAATTTTTTACGCTTATTAGCGATCGCTCTAAATCCGATATTTATCGGTGGGACCGAATAGTGGCACCCGCAATCGTCGCACCGTAAAACATCGACTCGTTTGTCTTTTTGAAGCAACGTATTGAAAGATTTGCAAGATTTACACGTGACGTATTCTTTAGCGTACGATCGAATCACGTTTTCTATATGCGCGCGTTGAAATTTTCCTTTAATGTTCAATCTTAAACTCGCGTCGGTAGTTCCCGAAGTACCCAATTCGGACAGTACAAAATCTTTAAAATGATCAACGCGTCTATGCATCGATTTCGCGATAGACGCGAAATTTATAAACGACGTTCTTTTGCCATTTTGTACGACCTGTGGAATTTGAATAGTATGAGTAGTTTCACTTTTATCCATAAATGGAATCCTAGCCAACAGTTCATCATACGTATAGTCTCTGTTTGAATCGGCTATCGACTGCGTCACCTTTTCATTACTCGCTTCTTCCACGCGCGGCGCGCGCTTCTTTTTCTTTTTACCTAGAAACTCGTCTTGATCCTCCATTTTTAAAATTGTATTTTTTAGAATCTCCCTTCATTTTTTATTCGATGAGAGAAAATGAAAATGCGTCAATAAATATATAAGGATAAAAAAATGACGATTTACAAGTACAACGATCCCATCAAACAGGACAAAGTCAAGCCAGAGATGGTTCCGCGTCCGAGGCGGAAAGCGTGTTGCGGTATCGTAGTATTATTCGGCGGTATAGCGTTTCTTGGACTAGGACTCGTAGCAACGGTAATATTTGCGAGAGCGAGATACGCGGCTGCGAGAAAGTATCAATACGAGGCGTTTTGCGGCGTTCAAAACCAAGAGTATAAGGAGCGCGTCGAATTTGACGATAGCCATGAACGACTGACCATGACGCGAGTGCCAGAAATTGACAATCGATATCAGCTTATATTGCACGATTTTGCTCGCAATCTTTCAGTTATAGTAGACAGGGAACGCGCTCGTTGTTTCATTTATGATTTAGACCGCGCAAAAATTCTCTCTCCGACCAGTCTCATGGACGTAATAGAAAAAAAGAAAGCCGGTCATTACACTCCAAATATTACCGTTATAAAAACGGAATACGTTATCCGAATGCCTAAATTGGACAATGTAGAAAAAGAGTGCGAATTGAGCGATAAATCGTGTGAAATACGGGATGAATGCGCAAGTCTTGACACGTATAGACTCGATAAAGTCAAAGGCCGGACGCTAACGGCCAACAAATGCGAATATTGGACCGGGCTTAAAAATGACACGATGAATAGCGTACTAGTAAATTGTTAAGGCAAATCGATCGCTGGCGCTAAATTATCACCAAATGTGGTGATAATTTCAAACGGTTTCTTCAACGGAATTTGGCGCCATAGAAGTGCTTCCGTATAAGCGTTACGGTTTCCAATAGAAAATGACATCGTTAGTTCAATGGTTCAATAAATCGAGCGAGTACGAGATTGACGGGAAGAAACTCGCCATTAAAATCGTCGGGACGTCAGAAAAGCCGTGGTTCAAGGCTGACGATGTGTGCAAAGCGTTGGGATATAAACATTCATGGAAGGCGTTAAATGATCACGTAAAAGCTCAATACAAATCATCATTGAATGATATTTATTCAGGATCAACTGAATCGGTATACCCTAAAATCGATCCACGCTATGAGGGACAACAACCGTACATTACGGAAGCTGGCCTGTACTCTTTAATCTTCGCTTCAAAATTACCAACGGCTGACGCGTTTCGAACGTGGGTTTTCGAAGACGTACTTCCGTCTATAAGAAAAGAAGGACATTACGAGTTGACTCAATCGCTTGAAGCTAGCAAAGCGCAACTCGCGTTGAAAGAGAAATCTGAACAAGAAATCATTCAACAATTAGAAACCGAACGAAAAGCCAAAAAGTCAGCAGAATTACGCGAAGAAACCGAACGAAAGGCGAAAGAAGCGGCTGAATTAGCGAAAGAAACTGCTGAATTAGCGAAAGAAACTGCTGAATTAGCGAAAGAAACTGCTGAATTAGCGAAAGAAACTGCTGAAAAAGAACGCGAAAAGGCGTGCGCCAAACTCAGATCGGAAACGCAACGCTATCGAAACCACATTAAAAAAGCGCTCGAGTTTAATCAGGCGACCAAGAAAGTCGAGCCGTTAGAGTACGTCTACGTCGCTACGACCGATCACTATCAAGATCATCACAAGTTTAAAATTGGCGGGACAGCGACGTTCGAATTGTTGAAATCTCGCCTCAATCAGTACAATTCCGGCGAGTCAGACTCTGATTCTCACTA